GTGTACCCGTTGACCCGCTCAGGTGAAAGATCTCAACGTGGTCAGGCCTCCAGACAGGAAGATCCTGTAGGGGCTGAGCCGAAAGATTTGCAGTGAAAGGCAGCAAAATGACGCAAGATCTTCAGATCAAGGCCCTAGATCGATAATGGTCGATCTTCTGGGCAGGCACAGGGACTTCGACCCGCTGTGGTTCAACCAGCAGCCCAAGCCGGTCCAAGACAGAGTGATGAAGTGGATCCACCGGGTCTTCGGGATCAAGCCCGAGGAGTGCGCTGGCTTCTCCATCACCTGGCGCGCTGGGGGCTACCAGTGCGTCGCACACCAGTACGAGCTGGGCGAGGACGGGCACGGGATCCTCTTCGCCAACGGCCAGGCCAAGACCAAGGAAGTGCACATATTCGTGCGAGACATCCCGAAAGAGTTGCACTGATGCGCTAATCTCCACAAAGAAGCGCATCAGGAGGACAAGTGGCAGAGCAATTGGAGTACCAGAAGCTCCCCGGCGGGTTCCAGCCCGCCTCCCGGGGCCGCAAGCCCATCGTGGAGGCCGAGCCCTACGTCAAGGCCATCCGCCAGGCCCAGGGCCAGTGGGTGGTCTTTGAGATCACCGAGAACCGCAAGGCCAACAGCCTGCTACGCCAGCTGAACAAGAGCGCTGGCATCCAGTGCTCCTCCCAGCGACGCGCCGATGGAGGCAAGGACGTCTACGCCCGGTACAACCCAGCAGGTACCCTGTAGGTGCTTTCTCTCCACTTGGTCGGTTGCTTCGACCTCGACCGGATGCCCCCGAGTCCCTCACTCTCGGGGGCATCTGTGTACTCTCCTCCTGATCCCCCTGGTCGGCTTGCTTGGTTCGCCAGGGGGATTGCCCATGTTCAGACACTGGTGACATGAAGCGTCTGGTCCGGGAGGCAACCGATGTCACTCTCATCCTCCTTGAAGAGCTTCTTCTCCTCGTTCACCGCCGGGCCCTCGCTCTCGCACAGCGCTGCACGCCTCGCTGAGCGCCTGGAAGCCCTCGCCTGGTACGAGCACTCCCGCGGGCACGACTGCTGCGCTCAGCAGGCCTGGACGCTGGCCCTGGAGGTGCGCACCGGGTTGTGGGACGGCTGGGAGGGTGGCTGGGTGGCTGAGGACGAGAAGATGGGGCTGACGAAGGAGACCACGTGACCAGCGAGATCAGCTACGGCGACGTGCTGCGGTATGACGACAAGACCATCCCGCAGGCGTCCTCTGGTGCCCCCGTCAACCCGTTCGCTGAGCTGGGTGGGTCCGGCCTCAAGCGCGCCACCGGCATCATCGATGAGGAGTACCTGCCCGCCCTGCGTGGGCGCAAGGCCGTCAAGGTCTACAAGGAGATGTCGGACAACGACCCCATGGTCGGTGCCCTGCTCTTCGCCATCGAGAAGCTGCTGCGGCAGGTGTCCTGGCGGGTGGACAGCGCCGACACCACCCCCGAGGCGACCGAGGCGGCCGAGTTCCTCGAAGAGTGCATGGACGACATGTCCCACACCTGGGACGACCTGATCTCCGAGATCCTGTCCTGCCTGATCTACGGCTGGTCCTGGCACGAGATCGTCTACAAGAAGCGGGTCGGGCCCTGGGAGAAGGATCCGGCCAAGCGCTCCAAGTACACCGACGGCAAGATCGGCTGGCGCAAGATCCCCATCCGCAGCCAGGAGACGCTGCTGCGCTGGATGTTCGATGAGTCCGGTGGGGTGCAGGCCATGGTGCAGCTGGCCCCGCCGTACTACGACACCACCGTGCTGCCGATCAACAAGTGCCTGCTGTTCCGCACCGGCCTGCACAAGGGCAACCCCGAGGGTCGCTCGCTGCTGCGCAACTCCTACCGGCCCTGGTTCATGAAGAAGCGGCTGGAGGAGTTCGAGGCCATCGGTGTCGAACGTGACCTGGCCGGTATGCCAGTTGCTGGTGTCCCGTCCAAGTACATCAACGCCCGGCCCGAGTCCCCGGAGAACAAGGCGTTCAAGGCCTTCAAGAAGATGGTGCAGAACGTGCGCCGGGACGAGCACGAGGGGCTGGTCATCCCCCGCGAGTTCGATGAGAAGGGCAACGAGCTGTTCTCCTTCGAGCTCATGTCCTCTGGCGGTGCCCGCTCCTTCGACACCTCCGCCATCATCCAGCGGTACGAGCAGCGCATCCTGATGACCGCCCTGGCCGACTTCATCCTGGTCGGGCACGAGGGCACCGGCTCGTACTCCATGCACGTGGACAAGACCGGCATCTTCCGGGCCGCGCTGAACACGATCACCGAGGCCATCGCGGACGTGTTCAACCGGCACGCCATCCCCCGGCTGTTCGAGCTCAACGCCTGGAAGCTGGACCAGCTGCCCAGGATCGTCCCCAACAACGTCGACCCGCCCAACCTGGCCGAGCTGGGTCAGTTCATGACCGCCATGGCCGGGATGGGGATGGAGTTCTTCCCCGACGCCGACCTGGAGAAGTTCCTGCGCGAGGTGGCGCACCTGCCCGCCATGAGCGAGCAGCAGGAGGAGCTGCGCCGGGCCATGGGCGAACACCAGAACCTGATGTCCTACGCCGAGTCCAACATGATGATGGAGGGCACCTCCCAGAAGGAGCAGGCGGTCGCCCAGGGGGAGAGCCCCGAGCAGGCGCAGATGGCCAACGAAAGTCCGTCCCCGGCCATGCAGCAGCAGGAGCTGGCGATGCAGCAGCAGGCCCAGGCGCAGGACCCGACCGCGCAGGTGCAGGCCCAGTCCGACCAGTTCAAGGCTGCCGCCGACGCCAAGATGAAGGCGATGGACATGGAGGCCAAGGCCAAGGACCACGCCATGGCCGACAAGGACCGCACCCGCGACCAGCAGCTCAAGGAGCGCGACACCAAGCGCGACCAGACCGCCAAGGACCGGGACTTCAAGCGGGACCAGGCGGCCAAGGACGCCGACGTGAAGCGGCAGGAGCGCCTCGCCCGGATCAAGGCCAAGAACGGGGCCAACCCGCCCAAGACGAAGAAGAAGACCCGATGAGCCACGAACCTCATCTGACCGTCGCGGGCAACCAGTGCGTGGTGCACGGCAAGACCCACAGGCCTGACCCGCTGCGCACGGTGCGCCACCACATCTGGCCGCAGGAGTACGGCGGCCCGACCGTCCCGGACAACCTGGTGTTGGTCTGCGACACCGGGCACTACAACATCCACACCCTGCTTGACCTGATGCTCGCAGGCCGAGGTGTGCCCACCGCCCACCGCAACGAGCTCAAGTACGCGCGCCAGGGCTACCTGGCCATCCAGAAGGCCAAGGAGGCACAGGCATGACCGACCGCGTATTGGACTGGAAGCCCCGGTTCGATCCCAAGTCGCTCAACTTCAAGGTGAGCAAGTTGACCGACAGCACCGCCACCCGCAACCGGATCTGGAAGCGGGACACCTGGCTGGACCAGGGCCAGGAGGGGGCCTGTGTGGGCTTCTCCGGGGCGCACGTCATGTCGACCACCCCGCGGGCGCACAACCCCCGCTACGGCCAGCAGGATGCTGAGGATCTGTACCACGCGGCCCAGCAGAACGACCAGTGGCCGGGGGAGAACTACGAGGGCTCGTCCGTCCTGGGTGGGATGCAGGCGCTGAAGGTGGAGGGCCGGGTCGACTCCTACCACTGGTGCACCACCCTGACCGAGGCGCTGCACGCGGTGTCCTACCTGGGCCCGCTGCAGATCGGGGTCAACTGGTACAACGACATGTTCGAGCCGGACGCCAAGGGCTTCCTGCGGGTCAGCGGCAAGCTCGCCGGTGGGCACGCCATCTGCGTGGGCGGGATCAGCGTGGACAAGCAGGCGGTGCTGCTCTACAACTCCTGGGGCAAGTCCTGGGGGAACAACGGCAACGCCTGGTTGGCCTTTGAGGACCTGGACACCCTGCTGCACCAAGACGCCGAGTTCGCCCTGCCCAAGAAGGTGAAGAGCTGATGGTCGACTTCACCTACGGGGACTACCAGACCAACAAGAAGATCCAGGACGCGATCAACTCGGCCGTACAGAAGGCCGTGGATGGTTCGTCCCGGGCCACCCTGTCCCAGCTGCCGCTGGCCTCGCTGCAGGCGTTCAAGCGCTCCCTGGACAACGGACGCAACTCCGCCCTGCAGGTGCTGGGCGACTCCACCGGCAACGACGCCATCGACTGGCCGTACCGGACCATGCAGTCCATCGCGCCCAAGTACCCCAGCTACACGGTGCAGTCGCGGCTGTGGAACGACACCACCCAGCAGTACGACCCGCCGGTGACGATCCAGACCGGCACCGCGGGGGTGCAGTACCTGGACTGTGTCGTGGACGCGGGCAAGAACACCCTGCTCGCCCCCGGGGCGCACCCGGCATCAGGCAACCTGGACATCCGGGTCAAGTTGTCCTCCACCGACTGGAGCACCAACCCGGCGCTGGCCAACATCGCCTCCCGCTCGGGCACCTCCGGGCAGTACAGCCACTGGATCAACTACACCACCGGCCGGACCATCCAGTTCGTCTACTCCACCACCGGGGCGAACACCCTGACCGCCACCTCCACCGCGGCCGTGCCGTTCACCGGCACCCAGATCGGTTGGGTGCGTGTGGTGGCCATCGGCAACAACGGCACCCAGGCCGAGTTCCGGTTCTACACCTCCACCGACGGGTCGACCTGGACCCAGTTGGGGGCCACGGTCAACGCCACCACCTACACCCTGTTCGACGGTGGCTACTCCTTCGAGTTCGGTGGCCGCGGCGTTCTGAACTTCCCGGGCAAGATCTACGAGATCGAGTACCGGGACGGGGAGAACGGGCCGACCATGGCCA